TGCCACGAGCGGTTTCTTTCCGAGTAGGTGACGCACCACTGTAATCAATTACAGATTTTGGTACAGAAACGTTAGCTGTCTTCCCATAAGGAATACGACCTTGCTTGTCGATCTGTGCATACTCTACAGGCTTTGGTGGCGCTTTCGGCGCTGAACCGTTTACTTTTACTTTACCTTTCATCTTAACCTCCTTCAGGTCTTTGAAATACACTACCGGGTGTCGAATACATAAGGTACGAACCCTGCTGCGGAGTCAGATACGATCCCACTCCTTGAAACTCTGGCGGTATATACGTTGAATATTGTGTTGCTGTTTGTTGCGGATTTTGTTCGATAAATTCTTGATAGTCGGATTGACCCGCATTTTCACCTATACCCGTCAACTCAGTAAACGTAGTAGGCGGTGGGGTGTATGTAAAATCAGGCTGCGCTTGATACTCGGGTGTAACCGTCGCATCGGGTAAGGTAACGTCACCAACGTTAAAGCCGCCGGTAGTATCTACAGGTTGTTGGTTAAAAGGGCTGGTCATGTCAATAGGGTCCGAAGATACCGTATCCTGACCTTGACCAATTACTGTATTACCTGTTCTTGTATATTCAGCAAGAAATCTTTGCGCATCGGCAAGTGCCGCCGCATGACCAGCTTCACTAAAATCTATATGCGGGTTAGCCGCATGAATCGCCGCCTGCCGCGCCCTAGATTCTGCTGTGGAAGCCTCTGCCGCTATTCTTCGCGCATTTGCTTCTTCCATCTGTTTTATTTGTTCATCGGTATACTGAGGCTCTAAATCTTTAGGAGACGCAAAACCTACAGGTACTGAACCACCTTCTGCATATGCGTAACTAAGGCTTTTACCCATCATTATTGGTCACCTCGTTGCTTTAACATTTCACGATCCATTGCAGACTGAATACGTGCCTGTGTTTGTGCTTCTTGTGACGCAAGACGCCTGTCAAACTGTGAACCACGCATTTGCTGGTTCTGTGCATCCAATTCAACCTTGGCTTGGTCAATCGCTTGATCGGCCTGATCGCCTTGTGCCTTAATCTGTAACTCTTGCTCTTTAAGCTGAACCAACGGATCGGGGGCACCGGCACCTGACAGTTCGCCAGATAGTTGTTTAACCTGCTGCAATCCTTCTGCTACAAACTGCGCAGTCATCTTCTCAACTTCTAACATTTCGTCATCTGTTGCAGGTTGGCCACCTTTTTGTTGCACTTGTTGTAAATATGCAACAGCGGCTTGCTCTTTAGCAGCAATCTGTACGTGTTCCATAACATGCTTCTGCAAGCTAATAGCAACAGGAGGCATACCACCAACCATAGGTGATGCGCCAAATACCAAGTGTGCAGTAATGTGCGCCTGATGGTTCTGTCCTTCAAAGGCATGTAGCTCCAACATATCTAGAGCGTTAATGTTTTCCTGTGCAGGATCAAGAGGTACAGGCTCATCTGTCGGAACCGCTTTCATTATACGGTCAACGTCAGTTACGCCAAGTGCCTCGTACATATCCCGATACACTTCGTTTAAATTGTGAAGCTCCGGCGCTTGTGACGCCAGTTGTAGTTTAGTCTGCGCCATTACAATACGCTGCGCCTGACTAAATACGTTAGGATTACTAACAGGCACTACGTCTACACGGTCATCAAAGTCATCTCGCATGATGCTTTCATCACCACCCGGTACAGTATATGGATACTGCTGGGGTAAACTTTCAGACATCACACGCGCAAGAATCTTAAACTCCTGCTTCATTGCATAGTGCAAACGCTTATGCACAGCACTCATTACACGAGTACCCTGCTCCATCATAGCGATGGTTGTACCTACCGCAGCCTGCTGATTACCATCACCAACCTTGAGGTCCGTGATCGTCGCAAAACGTTGTCCAGCCTCTACTACAAAACCAAGTAGGTTAAATAATGTTTGGTCAGGACCTTTAAATGGCAGCGGCATAAGGCTGTCACGTATAGCCCCTCCGGGTGCGTCCACATCTCTGAACTCACCGGGCTGCAACGGATCGTCATCGTCCCTGATCCGTAGTCCGCGGGCCTTGAAGCCTGCTGGCAGATTAGACAACGTACCGGCGTCGATTAACTGTCGCAGCGCCGCTGTAGCGGTTCGTGACAAACCACCAATCGTATGGATCAAACCTAACCCGTAGAAACCGAATCCCGGTAAAAACTTAAAGTGGGTAAAGTATTGTATCTTTCTTTTTAACTCGTCATCTTCTTGGTAGTTACGACGGATCGACAACACCTGACCATTGTCCTCGGACAACGTTACAACGTAAGGAACCTTAATACCTGTGGGTTCGCCCTCGTCATCAAGCTCTTCGTAACCTTCCAAGTCTAAATCGACGTGGCATTCTAAAATTGTGCAGTCATAATCTATCTGATTAGGTTCTAGACCTTCAATACGGTCCATCTCACCTTCTAAATCAGACAATTCTTTCTGTGCTGGGATAACTTCAACGTCTAAATACGTGCCACCAATCTGCCTTTTACGCAGATCGTTAAGCGACATACGCACAACTTGCGTAATGTTAGGACATGTTTCGAGGTCCGAGGTCTCATAAGGAACAACCAAGTTCTCCGCTGGGACAAACTTAGATACCGCACGACCTAACGTTTCATCAAAATAAGTCTTCTTAAACGTAGAACCCGCCAACGGGAGATAAAACAACATCTGATCCATGTCAGGTGTGTATTCTTCCATAACACTCGTGATGTAGTAGTTCATAAACTGACGTACACGCGAGGCTTGCTGGTTCTTAGAAGTAGATTCTTTGCCCATAACTACAGTACGGACGGGACCCGAAGCAGGTAATAGTTCGTTAAAAGCTTGTGCTTGGAACTGAGTAGCCGCTTCAGCAAGTAACGGGTGCGTTACTGCGGAGGCTCCACGAAAAGGCTGAGTACGCTCATCGTAAGTAAAGCCTAAAAGCTCTAAACCGTTAGTATAAGCATCTTCCCACTCTTGGCGACTTGCTTTGTTAGCATCAAACTCACCAAGCAAATCACTGGAAATACGTGCCAACTCTCTGTCTGGCATCTCTTCTGCCAAGTTAGCATAAAAATCATCACTGACACCACGCTGGTCCTGTGGGTCAAAATCAATAACGACACCGCCGTCATCTTCTGGGCTTATCTCAATGGAGCCAACATCTTCAGCTTCAATGTCTGCCATCACTACGTTAGCACTATCGGGCAATTCGATCTCTACTTCAGCCGCTAAATCGTCCGGGTCTAACTGTGATGGTACGTCCATCAACCCTGCGTTTGGTTTACCATTTGCCATTGCTACTCCTAATATTCCGATATGAAGTAGCCGTATTGATCTCTGGGTATATAGAGATCGGGGCCCTTCTCGGGACTCTTGAAACTACGATCATTCGCAGAACGTCCCATAATTACATCTAGCTGTTTAAATATCTTTGCGTCTACCATCTTTGCTAACTGAGCAGGCGTCGCATCTATACCAGCCGCTTTAAAAATTGAAATACCTACCGCGTTGTTCCGCTTATCCATAGCACGATGTAGGCGATTTGAGAAACCAATATCTTCTCCAAGGTTTCCTACCGTCATTGCGGTCTTTGGGCCGTAGTCCGCGGCCATCAAAGCACTACCCAACATGTGCCCACGAGTGTCCGCTAGTTCTTGAGGGGTGGGTAAATCTTGGCGACCGGATGGCCGACCATGACGATTTGGACCCTCTATAGGGTCTTGAACTAACGGATAGTCGTAGTCTTGTTGAAGGGTTTCGTAAAAAGTATTACCTTCCGGATAATATGTTTCACGGGCCTCGGAATTTGGATTACCAGATGCTCTTATCTCAGACTGTCTGTCCGCATCGAACCGTGCGCCTTCAGGAGGAGAAGCAAAAGGTGTATATTGTTCTGCAAAGAAGGTTCCTACGCCGCGTTCGTCAAATTCTTCTTCTTGTACAGGTGGAGGTAATTGCTCACCACCTAAAACGACCGTAGCTCCGCCGTCCTCAAAGTAGGAGACAAATCCGCCCGCTCCAAGATTTACCGCGGCACTATTCATTTGCAGGCCTTCCATAAAAAAAAGTTAATAATACGCTTTCACTTTAGCATGGTTTTCGTCATCTTCCCAGTCATCTGTTGGCAGTTGTACAAAGTTTCCTTGTCTATAGCGCATAAGCGCCTGTGTCATACTATCTACCAAATCATCGTGTTCTCCATTAGGAAAAGCAGCTACTTCTTCGATTAACTCGTCCGAAAAAGTCTCGTCGGGGGCCCAAACCATCCCTGCTTCAAACAATGGCGATACACTATGTACTCGACTCACCTTATCGTTACCGCGGCTCGGTGTAAAGTTTACAACTGGTATGCCCATGTTTCTTAACTCGTGTGTCAAAGGCAGTCCACTAGCTTTGGCTTCAACAATAACAGTATCTGGTTCCCAAAACTTATAGTTGTCAAGAGCAACTTGTTTCAACTCAGGAAAATCCCAACGTCCCTTTTTACTATCCAATAGGATCAGGTTGGGACCCGAACCACCCTCATTGGGGTAAAACACCCCCCACGTTGTAATTGCAGAATAGTCCGCCGTTTCCCTTTTACTAAACGCCGTATCGTAACTTTGAATCACATATTCCAATTGCGGAATCTTTTCTGGCTCCCAAACACGCCACCACTCACGTCGAATGATCGCATTTTCTTCACCCGTAGGATTTTGTTGATACTGCGCGTTCCACTTAGACGGAGGAATTGACGCTTTTACCGCGGTCAAATCTTCCAAACTCCAATACTCAGGCCAGCACGGAGTCCCATCTTCAAAAATTGCAGGCAACTCCACAACTTCCCATTGGTCCGCCAACGGGTCTTTTGCCATAGATCGAAGCAATTGCCCCGTCATGTCCTTCTCAGACCATCTAGTCTGAACAATAACGATTGACCCGCCCGGTTGTAAACGCTGTCTAGGACCACCTGTGTACCAATCCCACGCATCATCAAAGCCAGTGTTGCTCATCGCCGTCTGCTCCGAGTGCGGATCATCAATAATCACCAAATCACCACCACGACCAGCCAAGTTCGACCCAACACCCACCGCGTAATACATACCACCACGGTTCGTGTCCCACCGACCAGAGGCCTTACTGTCCGCAGCAAGCTTAACTTCAGGGAAAATATCCTTGAAATCATCACTCTCAATCATGTTTTTTGTCTTACGACCAAAGTTAACCGCTAATTCTGTCGTGTGCGTCGCCTGAATGATCTTCATTTTCGGATTACGGCCCATCATCCACGCCGGAAACAAGAAAGATGCGAACTCAGACTTCGTGTGCCGCGGTGCCATGTTGATGATTAGGCGCTTTAACTCGCCACGAGCAACACGATCTAGCTTCTCAGCAATGATTTTGTGATGACGACCCGCGATAAACTCAGGCCAAACGGTTTTTACGAAAGTTAAAAAATCATCTTGGCACTTCTCGTTCTTCTCAAGCTGCGCGAGCCGTAGCTCAAGCTTCAGTTTTTTGTCTTCTAGCAACGTGTTTTGCGCTGTACTCATAGGGGTCCCTAGCTAATTTTTCATACGCAGTTTTTAATGTTTCACGTGAAACAATTTGCGATGTTCCACGTGGAACATATCACGCATTATATGCGATTTTAAGCACAAATATAAGACAGTTAATTCTGATTCAAAAAATATGGTAATTATTCGTCAGAAACATGGCCCTAGCCACCGCAGGCAGCCGCGGGGGCCGGGGTCGCTGGATCGCGTCGATTTGGCCACGTGCTGGGGCTTTTGACCCGATAGCCGGGGGACCCTGCGCAATTATCGCGGCCCTTTGCCCATTGGCAGCGGGCACCGGTCCGGGGATAACTGGCACCGGCCACGCTGGACCGGGCGCGGGTTAACTTTCACCGGCTGGGGTCCGGGGTTCGGGAACCGGGAACCGGGGCCAACTGCCACCGGCTGGGGTCCAGTAGCCCGCCGCCATCGGCCCGGTAGGTTTGGGCAGGGGTGCAAGGGGCGCGGCCCGCCTTATTTAACTGTTTAACACGGACATAAAAAAGCCCGCACGGTGGCGGGCTTAGTGGGGCACTGGGGCGGCTTTAGAACTCGAAGCCAACCCAAACAAGCGCGGCACCTTTGAGGTATATGGCGCGGCTTATATCGTCCCAATCGTCCAGCGAATAGGTGCGGCTGGACCGGTCATAATCGCCCCGCGTGTAAGTCTTTTTAGCGTCCAGCTTGCGGCGCACAAACTCACCGCGGGGAACATCCTTCAAAGGCATTTGCTGGATAGTGTCTATCATGCGGCACCCCCTGCGATGATTTGCACCCGGTCATTCTCGCCAACGTCTAGCAATGCGCCGTTTACTATTACCCGCTGCGAGTGGTCCCGCTGGCAAAAGCCAAACGGGGCGCCCAGTTCGTCGCAGATACCGTTTAAGCGTTCGCGGGTTGTGACAGTGCCCCAGCCTGCGAGGGTGACCCACACGCTGCCGTCATCTTCCCGCTGCGCGATGCGGTTACCATGTAGCCAAACGGTGCGCCCGTCGGTTTCAGTGCGGGCAGCTTTTGCAGCTTCACCCCGTGCGAATGCTTGCGCGATCTTTTTGGTTTCTTTTCTCATTGTTTTAATTCTCCGTAGTTAACACGCGGCCACCGCGGCCCCGATGTATGGGATTATAAGCGATAGAATGCGATAAACACAACCCCCCACAAAAAAGCCCGCACAATGGCGGGCCTTTCAGTATTACCGGGACGGGGTTTAACTGTGGGTGTATCCGTCCGGTTCAATCCCCAACCACATGCCGGACCACTGGACCATTACACAACCCCAACCGGGTTGAACGGTTGCCCTAAATTGGCGATATGTCACCCCCTGCGGGTTTTGCTGCCATTTGCGGGCCAGTGCGGCCCGCTGCGCTTTGTTCAAATAAACCATATTAAAAGCCCTCATCGACTAATTGCTGCGCGATTTTCTGCGCCTTTACATAATGGGCGTCGCGTTCATCCTCGCGGCCACTCATCGCCATAATTCCCATAAATTGCAGGTGAAACAAAAGCTGCTGCGCCGGGGTGTTGGTGTTCTCTTTTTTCGCTTCCATTAGTCGAACCTCGCGATTTTAGTTTGACGGGTTGCACGGTCTCGAATCGCTGCTATCCCGTACTCATAAACAAAACACTCAAAGCCGTCGAAGATGTAACGCGCCAGCGGTGCCAGCGGTTCGTCGTCGTCGTGTTCGCTTTGATAAGTCCCGTTGTGGTCATCAACGGTGCCCGCGTAGGGATACGATCCAAACCCGCCAAACTGGTAAACGCTATCCATCCCGGCGGCGATGTTATCCAGCGTCAAGGGTGAGGCCATCAAACAGGCCTGACAAAAGAAGTCCGGTATAAGGC